AAAAGTTACGATTGCCAATCCATATTTTCTGTTTGCCTTCACACATCGTTTGAGCAATGAACTCACAACGGTCATCTTGTCGGACATTTCAATTCACCCTGAGAGATACAACCAATTTGCAGTTGTTGAGGGTAGCACCTTCACTCTTGATGCTGGAGAATTTGAATATCAAGTTTATGCACAAACATCATCAACCAATTTGTCTCCAGCATTGGCAAACGAATTGGTAGAAAGTGGAATCTTAAAAGTTGAATTTGATGTTACTCGCAATTACTACGAGGTGACTTTGAATGAGAAGATTTACGAGATTGAACAACCCACACAAATTCTATTTATGTTGCTTGAGAACGGGGATTTTGTCCTCCTTGAAAGCGGTGATAAAATACTACTATAATGGCAGATCAAAAGATATCCCAATTAACCACTATCGTCACCGTTGACACGGCAGCGGATTTGTTTCCAATCGTTGATACATCGGCAGCGGAGACAAAGAAGATAACACCAACTGCGTTGAAAACTGCATTGGCGTTGAACAATGTTGACAACACAAGTGATGCAAACAAGCCAGTGAGCTCAGCCACACAGACGGCTTTGGATGCTAAGCAGGCAACGTTGGTAAGTGGTACCAATATTAAGACCGTAAACAATACAAGTTTGTTGGGAAGCGGTAACATTTCTATCAGTTCGGCAGTTGCTTGGGGTGGTGTTACTGGCACTTTGTCAAACCAAACAGACCTACAAACGGCATTGGATGGCAAGGTTGATGAGAATTCTGCCATTACTGGAGCAACCAAAACAAAAATCACCTACGATGCCAAAGGTTTGGTAACTGCTGGAGCAGATGCAACCACAGCGGACATCGCAGATTCTACAAATAAACGCTATGTAACCGATGCACAATTAGTAGTTGTTGGAAACACAAGCGGAACAAATACGGGAGACAATGCAACCAATTCACAGTATTCGGGATTGGATGCTGCAAAGACGAACAAACTGATTACCACAAACAGACAGACCGCTTCATATACCTTAGTTTTGAGCGATGCTGACAAATTGGTTGAGATGAATGTGGGCAGTGCAAACAATCTTACAGTCCCTTTGAATAGTTCAGTTGCGTTCAGCACAGGCACACAGATTCTTTTGGCTCAGTATGGAGCAGGTCAAACAACCATCGTTGCCACAAGTGGGGTAACCATCCGAAGCAACGGCGGTAAGTTGAAGTTAAACGCTCAGTATTCGGGTGCAACTTTGGTGAAGATTGCTGAAAATGAGTGGTATTTATTTGGAGATATAGCATCATAATATGATACTTTCAACACACGGAATTGTCAGTTCAATTAGTGGGGTTTTACCTCTTTTGCTTGATGCTTATCCAAACTCCTCCGCTGCCTATTCATTGAGAAAATTGCGTAGTGCTTACACGGGTAGTGCTATTCGTGTAAGGCGTACTGATTTAACTGAATCCGACATTGGATTTACAAGTGCTGGAAATTTAGATACAACCGCTTTACTTGCCTTTACGGGGACTGGTGCTTTGGACAATGGTTTTATTACGACTTGGTACGACCAAAGCGGTAACGGAAGAAATGCTACACAAACAACGGCAATAAATCAACCGCAAATTGTAAGTGCTGGCAGTGTACTGACTAAAGCATTCTTAGGTGGTAGCAAACCAACGATTTCTTTTACAACAAGTAATAGATTAAATTTTGATACTACCATAGGAAAAAATGTAGGAGATATTTTTTACAAAACTGTGGCATATGTTACGGGTGGGGATGCTTATCGTAATGTTATAACTATCAGCACTAGTACTGGTGCGGGTACATCAAGAGCAAGTATTTTTGGACGGTCAAGTGCAAATGTTGAAGCGGGTGGCAGAAGACTTGATACAGATGGTTATCAATTCGTAAATTCAACAAATGTTACTCAAGAAGGTATATTAGGGGCGTTTTTTAATTATGCAAATGCACAATTAGATGTGTATGTTAACAATACTACAACACAAAAAAGCGGTGCATTTCAAACTTCTGGAAATACATCTAATACTAATAGTGCAACATCCTTTATTGGGGCAAATTCTTTCGGTGTGTTATTTGCTGGTGGTATATCTGAAGTAATTATTTATGAAACAAATCAATCGAGCAACAATACAGGCATTAACACAAACATTAACGACTTTTATACAATTTACTAATGTTAGGCTACAAATACACAACCGAAACCGAAGCAATCAATGCCCGTGAAAGCGTAAATACTTACTACGGCATTCCCGTTGCCCCTGATGATGTAACTCAAAATTGGGTTGACTATCAGTTTGCAGAATTGAACACCCCGCAATTTTGGTACATTGTTTTTGATGAATCACTCACACCAATACTCGGAACGCCAACAGAATTTGAAGTTGTAACCCCACCATTCCCATTATGACAACACCGAAAGTAAAACCCAATGCCCTTCCCGTCTCGTTTGACCAATTTCGTAAAAACCCAGTTGCTGCCGTGGCTTTTTGTATGCTTTTGGCTGTTAGTTATTTGTATATGGACTTGCGTTCGGGCAATCAACAACAGATTGACGAATGTCGCAAAGAGATGGCAGTCCTACGAGCAGAACAGAAACAAGCATATAAGGCATTGAAGACGGCAGATTCTGCATTGTCGGCAGCCATTACTGAACTACGCATCATTAATTCAATGAAGAAACTATGAGATTGTTGATCATTTTTGCATTCGCTTTCATCGGTGGTTATTTGTTCACCGAATCTTGGGCAACTGAACCCAAGCCAGTTAGTGACATTGATGCGTTGTTGAAGAAGATTCAGCAGAATACACAAGCCGTTGGACAAGCCACTAAACAAGCACACGAGATCGGTGAGAAATTGGTTGAAGCAAAAGTGGTTGAGAAAGAGCAATTGAAAGAAGCGGTGGTGAATGCTGAAAAAAAAGCGGAAGCCGTGGTTGTACAGATGCAAGTTGTTCAAGACCAAATGGAGGTGTATGCCGTGAAGATGGTAGGTGCTGGATTAGATACCACCACCACACCGATTGAGTTCAAAGGGAAGATCTATGATGCGTATTTGAACTATCTTTCCGAAGGTGGAAAGGAAGAGTTTGACTATTTTAGAATGTACTTATGGCAACAAAAGTAAACATCACATCATTCCGTTCTAAACCCAAAAACAAACTTGGCAGACATACCAAGCACAAGAACAAGCATAAGAGTTCCAAACCATATAAAGGACAAGGCAAATGATAGACAAAATCAAACAAGCAATGAAGGTGAAGAACTACAAGTTCTTTGAATCAGGTGATTACAACTTGAACATCATTGGGATTCGCAATTCGGATACTGGAAGCAAAGTGACAAATGTCTTTGATGACTTGTTAACCGTGAGTTACAAAATCGGTGATGTGTGGCATTTTAAGAAATGGTCTGCGACAACCGATCCCGGCACAAAGGGAGTGAAGGAATTTCACAATGCACAAGGCGTTGCTCGTTTAGTTCCCGGACAATATCGTGGAAGTCACGCAATCGGATTGCATCAAGGCAAATACGAAGCGTTAAAACAAGCCAAACCAGTGAAGGTTTACAGAGATGCCAACAAGGATATGACCTACGACACCAAGTTGATCACCGAAGGTATCTACGGAATCAACATCCACAAGGCTGGTGCAGATTCAACCTATGTTGAGAATTGGAGTGAGGGTTGTCAGGTGTTCAAAAAGTCAGCAGATTTTGACGAGTTTATGGCTTTAGTCAAGAAGGCTGCCACATTGCACGGCAATTCATTCACTTACACACTATTAGAAAGCAAAGATTTATGAAAAAACTTTTAGAAATATTCACGGGTGACAAAGGAGAGATGTCATCAAAACGATTTGTGGGCATTATCGGTGCTTTTGTTTTGTTTGCTACAATGGCTCATAATTCTCTTAGCCCTGCTGATATCGTACCTTCTCCAGAGTTGGTGACTGCGGTGGAATTCATCGTGATTGCTTGTCTTGGATTCACATCAATAGACAAGTTCTCAAACAAAAAAGATTGATTGCTATTTGATAGAGATGATATTCCAAAGATTAAACTTTCACGATAACAAACTGCCTGTTTTCAAAGAAAACAAAGCAAAGGGATTCGTGACATTTGGTGCTGACAATCTCTATCCTGATTTTCTAATTGAGTTATTCAATAAATCACCCAAGCACAATGCCATCGTTTCTGCAAAAGCATCCTATGTTGCTGGAATCGGCACGGAGGTATTTGGTTCAAACACGGAGGACATTGCAAAAGCCCAAGCCAAACTCAAAAATATAAACGCCTACGAGACCTACGAAGAACTCAAAGCAAAAGTTGCTTATGATGCGGAGTTGTTCAATGGTTTTGCAGTTGAGGTGATTTGGAACAAGGCAAAAACCGCACCTTCGGAATTCTATCACATCCCTTTCAAGAATGTCCGCAAAGGTCTTGAAGGTGATTTCGTGTATTGTGCTGACTGGACAGATAGCAAAGCGGAGAAAATCCACTATCAACCTTACAACCCAATCACAAGGGAATCCAAGCAAATATATTATTGTCAATTTTACCGTCCCGGTCAAGGCGAATATCCTTTGCCTGATTATGTAGGTGCGTTGAAATACATTGAGGTTGACACCGAGATTTCCAACTATTATTTAAATAGCATCAAGAACGGATTCACGGCACAAACCCATATTCAGCTCTTCAAGGGGTACCCCTCTGCCGAAGAAGCTAGGGCAACCGCACGTAGATTCAAGGAAAGTTATCAAGGCACAGACAATGCCGGTGGGTTAATTATCCAATACAACGATCCAACAGAGAAGGAATCAGTCATCAACAACCTTCAACCATCGGATTTTGACAAGCAATTTGACTTGTTAAATAAGACCGTACAACAAGAGATATTTGTTGCACACAAGGTGAACTCTCCAATGTTGTTTGGAGTTCGTGTAGAGGGA